TACGATAAGTCCATACTATTATATCATTTTCTTCATCCTCGACCAACTCTAAGAACTTATCAGCATCATAAAAGACTCCGTTATCACAAGCAGAAATTAATATCGAAGAGTCTGGATCGCATACATTAACTATACGTTCTGTTGTGCAAGCCTGACCTTCTAATACTTCATCAACCCATACCGTATTTTGTCCAGGAGACTGATGACTCTTGAGGCAGGCATAGATGATATCATCAGTTTCTGGTAAGCAACGGACTGCTTGCTCTACCATATTCTTTCCATTTACAGGAATGAATGGTTTTGGTTGCTCATATCCTTCCTTGGAAAAACGACTTCCTGCTCCAGCCATTGGAAGTGCAAGAGTGCAATTTTCAAGTCGAACTTCTTTTTGCCCCTTGAGTGCTCTACGGTAATAGTTTGACCAACTATTATAAACATCAAGATCAAAAGGAGTTCCCCACTGGAGCATATAAGGAACTTCATAAACTCGATTATCTAAACCATCACCAATCAGAAGATTATAAACAAGACTTACATAATACTCACCGTTGATATTGAGATCTTCATTCATCAACTGTTTAAAGTATTTCTTGACGTAACTTCCTTTCTTAAAGTAGTAAGTTCCAGTCGAAGCAAACTCAGACATTTTATCGTCTGTAAATGGTTGCTTTTCACGTATCTCTAATATCTTATTATCTTCATCAGTTTTGCAGAAAGCATAGTTATCACTACCCAACATATGTGGATGAAAATCAGTATAGCAAACTACGCATCCATCACATTCAGTTTCATCAACAAACCCTTTAAAGTGGCGATAGTCCCAATACATGGAAAAATCACAATAGTTGATAATGACTTGCTCATCATCATCAATCAGTTCATTAAATTCCGAAACTGTAAAAACAGGACCTTTCTTATGTCTAGGTATTGTGACTACTGTTTTCTTTTCTACTAACTTATCTAAGACATCAACAATATTAGTTTCTTCTTTATGCTTATCATTAATGATAAAAACAAACTCTGAGTCTTCTGGATATAGTTCTACAATATGTTCAATAACTTTTTTACCATCTATTTCTATCAGATACTTTGGTAATGAATATCCAGCAGCAGAAAATCTGCTACTCATACCAGACATTGGAATAACGACTTTCATACTTTAAACTTTTTTAGTATTTATTTTTCAAATAATAATCCAGTCTGGGAGATACAAATCACTAATATCTTTAGAGGCATCTGGTCCAGCAAACCAAATACTAGGTGCAACAGTCTTTTTACTTTTAGCCAACCAAGCACCCCACCAGGAGAATGATGAATTAGCGATAATATGATAAGTGCAAAGAGATTGAAGACAAAGATCAACGCCAGTGCTGTTTCCTTCTGCAAAAAGAAAACGGTCTCCCTGAAAGACTTCCTGCTCCTTACACCATTCAATACCATCAGAAAATACCATCACAGGAATATCCTCAGGCATATGTGAAAGTCCTTCGGCATAGTATTCAAGTGTCTGAACTGGATGGTGCGGATACTGAAGATAGTCTCCTCGACGAAGGTGAATTGCTATGACTTCCGTATCATCAAAGTTAGACCTAAATGCTTCTTCTGTTGGTTGACGAATCTCATCAACAAAAGTAAATGCCTCACGGATTTGCTTTTCAATATGCTTAAAATATTTTTCAGTCTGAAAATATCCATAGAGACTAATGTTATCAGGACAATGCTCCCAAAGGTTTTGGTCTAACCCAAAGTTTGATTCCATGACCTTGGGGAAGTTAGTAACGTGCTTTGGTGCCTCTGGAATCTTAAAACACTCGAACATTGTGATATCAGAGTTTACACAATTAATATCTCTTGTCGCTACCACTGCTCTTGGGGGTAAGCAATACTCATATCCATGTCTTTGAGCGAGTCCACGTAAGGCAGTATATTGGAACATCTGGTTTCCAAGTCTTCCCAGATTTCCTAGATCATCATTCGCAAGCATATAATTTTGATTCTAATAAGGTAATTATACTAAAAAAGGAGAGTTTATGCAACTCCCCCGTCAGGTCTTTCATGCACGCCACCAATTCTTTAACTGGAAATTGGAAACCAGGCGGGAGAGAGTCCCATCCGCACCAACGTCATTTTAGAGATGCCGTAAACTCAAATAGGGTCATATTTGACTCCACCAGTATAAGTTTTAAGTCATTCCAGGACTAAGTGTAAGTTGGGTTAACTTTGATATCTCGGTAATACCAAAGAATGCGATTAAAAATAACACATCCCAAAGTTTAAGTTTGATAGCAAAAGGAATACCGAGTAGTCCCCCGATAAACTTTATAATCAAACCGTATTTAAAATTTCCCCATAACATGATTTGATAACCAAGTAATAGGAGAAAGTTCCCGATGTATCTCAGGACACTTGTTTTAGACATAAGGGGTTTTCATCACCGACCAGGGCGCTTTTTGAGTCATCCCGAGACTATGTATTTACGTAAAACTATACCAACCTGTAATGATAATCTTCTCTTGTGTTGGAGAAGGTATACCTCTGTGAGTATGAGTCCAGTCAACTGGCCAAACTAAGGTCAAACCTTTTTGTGGTTGAACTTTGAGTTTCTGATAATAAAACTCCGTTTCGCCAGCATCAGTCACATCATTTAGATAAGTCATAAAAACTAGATGTCTATTCATTGATACTAGTTTACCATTTCTTTCAAAATGAAAAACTTTGAAACCACCATTTGGTGGATACCATTGAATATTTACATTCTCAACAATAGACCAAGACTCTGTAATATCACACCAAATATATTTTTCAGTGTAGAGTTTAACGACTTCAGAAAGGGCATCAAAATAATTTACAAGTCTTTGGTCTTTTGTAATATGAGATATGCTTTTATCTAATGACTCTTTTTGGTTAGTATTAACTTGTCCTGAAGAACTTAGTCCTGGAGTTACTGGGAAGTAGTTATCTTCCTGATAAAAATTTATGACTCCATCACAGATAGATTCATCAATAAACCATCCAGAAATGAAGCAGGGATTTTCACACTCAAAGACAAATTCCTTCATTCATCATCATCTTTAACATAACAAGGAACCCTATCTGGGTCAAGCCAACGCGCATACTCAATGTCTTCCATTGCTGTAGAACACTGCATAACGTTATCAAAAAGATAGATGTCGTTCCAACGTTTCATATACTCATTTTGTTTTTGCATACGATAGTCTGGTTTTCCATTTATCTCTAGGATACCTGCCTCAACGAAGCGGTATCCTTCACGCTCCAGAAGAACTTTGGTTTTCATATCAATTCAAGTAGATATAATCTGGATGTTGCACTTTAAATGAATTAACTTGTTCTTCATTTTTAAAGAACTTACGAAGAACAGTGTTTTGATGTTCTTTGAACAGATACTTTACTTCAATTAGTTTTTTCATCATGCAACCTCAACAGATTCAAGATCTTGAGCGATATACTCCATAAGCATTTCGTAGTCGTCAAGGGGGTCACCAGAAAATACGACGCCTTCGTTTTCGTAGAAGCGACGAACCTTTTTATAAAGTTTCGGATTCTTTACATCAAGGTAGATTTCCCCGTTAGCAGCAAGACGAAGAGTGCTAACATCTTTCTTGAATTTTTGGATCAGAGACATTGTTTTGTTTGTTGACCTAGTTATTATAAGGTGTTTAGACTTGTGTGTCAAGTGTGCCAGTGAAGTAACTGGCAATCGGGGTGACAGAATTCGAATCTGCGACTTCCGCTTCCCAAAAGCGGCGCTCTATCCAAGCTGAGCTACACCCCGTTGCGTTGAGTGGTCTTGCCTCCCAACAGAAGTATTATACTACTTCCTATGCCCCCTGTCAAACGGAGCCCAGTGTTGCCAGTTGTATTTATGAATTGCCCAGATGCCCATAATAGGCAGCACGATCAAAATGTATCCAAAAAATCCAAGTGTATAAGGGTTTTCTAATACCCAGCGAGCAAAGTGTCCCATTAGTATCCTCTCCAGGTCTTAAACTCATAATAGAAATATTGATCAACACTATTATCTAATGGGGCATCTTCTTCTTTATGTGCCCACTCAACACAGAACTCTACAATACGACAGTCGTGTAATGAACTGTGCCCCCACATTCTTACAAATGCTGATGCGGCAAAGTGATACCGCTGTCTAATGTGCGGTTCCGTTTCCTTTATACTTTTTGGAGTCATAGTACATTATTGCGGATATGCATTATGAAGTCCCCAGTAAATAAAGGACCCAATAGAACTAAACAGTAAAAGTGAAGATATAAAAAGGTTATTCATCGTCTTCGTCCTCGTATGTAGATGGTTCTTCAAATAATTCATCCATTTTTTGTCTTAAAACTATTTCTTGTAATTCTTGTAAGTCTTCTTCTGTAATCGTTATCATTTGTCCTTGAGTAGTTCTTCTATTCTTTTACGCATTGTTGTGCTATCTTGTTTCATATAGTCACGTAAAGAATAACCACGTTGATTTCTCATAATACAAGTTCCTTGATAGAACATAGTCGCAGCGAATACCAATAACAGGACAATGCCTATTAGTTCAGGGTAATGTTGAGCCATGGTAATACGGGCGGAATAACACCTACAAGTCGGAGGAGTCCTTCAGCAAATAAAGCAAGAACCACCCAACCGACGCACATACTAATGATAGAAGCATTACGGTTGTGTCGTCGTATAGCAGCATCAATCATCTCCTGAACTTCAGAACGAGTTACCAATTCTTCTTGTTCGTGCATCATTTTTCATCACCAAGAAATTTTGCCAGAGGGTCTTTTCTGGTCTTTATAATTTCAACTGATCTTTTGTAGAACATATTGTCTGTATTGCCAGACTGTTCAAACGTCTCCTTGATCTTCACCCAATTGTCGTAGGTACGTTGATCCATACGTTTTAAGGTTGAATATTATTAGTTATACTAGTGAGTACTTCTACTATGTCAAGTTTGTTAGGGTTTGGTGATAGTGTTTAAAAGATTATTAAATTCAGAGACCCAGAAGTTCTTTAAGTTCTTCTATTGAAAGTCCTGCTGCCTCTAACTTTTGTTGTGCTGTTAGAGGTTCTGGATTTAATTCTGAAAAATTTTGATTAACAATTTCATTTCCTTCAGACACCCAAGAATTTATAGCAGAATACGTAGAAGATTCTCTAATTTGATTTTCTTCATTATGAGTAAAACTATAACAAACTCCATTTTCATATTTAATTGTATAAGATTGATTACCACTTTCAAAAGTAGTAAGAATAACTGTGTTGATGTTCATAGTTCGGAAGTAATTAGGACATACGCATTAGCATTATTATTAATTCTTACAGATGCATAGTTACCATCTGTACCACCAGACAATCCACCAATATTAAGAGAAGTAGTAACTTCATTATTGGCATCAGTATTATATGAATAAGTTGGTGTACTTGATCCCGTACCACCACTAGATGATACTATTTGAATTGCTCCTGTTCCAGTAACAGTTCTATTTGTTGAACGCATTGGTGGATGAACAAGTTGTATAGTGACAGCCGTAGTTCCTCCCCAATTTCCTACAGGAAAACGAGTATATTGAGTATACCCAGTTCCATCTCCACCGAAACGGTAACAATACCTCTGACACAATGCCAGTTCTTGTCCAAAACTTCTTCTCTCAAAGGGTGTCGCAACGGTTCCTGCTTCTAGTTGAACTTGTGCAAATTGAATAGTTCCAGTATTTGTATCATTAATTTGAAAACTAACCCATAAACTATCATCATTATTAGATCCTATTGTTTTTCCAGAAATTGAAGGAACAGATGCTGTAAATACAAATTTTTGCCAAGAAGTTGTCAAAGATAAATTACCTCCAGATACACTTGTAACAACAGTACCAGAAGGTGATCCACCTGTACCAAAATATTGAACCAGACGAGCTCCGATATTT